GCTGGGGTATCTGCCAACGTCACAACAGTCGCTGGAATTTCTGCCGATGTCACGACGGTTGCAGCAGATGGAACAGATATCGGCTTGGTGGCTGGCGTATCAGCGGACGTTACAACAGTAGCTGGGCAAATTAACCCAACCAACAATATTTCAACGGTCGCTAGTGCCGCCGCCAATATTGCTACGGTCGCTGGTATATCCGCAAACGTAACCACGGTCGCTGGAATTTCTAATGACGTAACAACCGTTGCAAACGATGGTACTGACATTGGAACCGTTGCGACCAACATTGCGAATGTTAATACGGTTGCTGGTATATCTGCCAATGTTACAACAGTAGCTGGAATTTCTAGCGATGTAACCACCGTCGCGACAAACGTAGCAGACATTACAAATTTCTCGGACGTTTATTACGGGCCTGCGGCAAGTGCGCCATCAACCCGCCAGGACACTACCGCACTCCAAGCTGGTGACTTGTACTACAACACAACAAGCGACCAAATGTTTGCTTATAGCGGCAGCGCATGGGCGGCTACTGCAACTGGGGTAGTGACCGAGGTGTCAGCTGCGGTTGCTGCCTCTAATATTGACTTATCCTCGGCTAACTACTTTACGAAGACGATTAGCGGCACGACCACGTTTACTGTCTCAAACGTCGCCAGCAGCGGCACGGTGTCGGCGTTTATTTTGACGCTCACCAATGGCGGCGCTTACACGATCAACTGGTTTGGCGGTGTTACTTGGAATCTTGGAACCGCACCAATATTAACGGTAAGCGGGACGGATATATTGGCGTTCTTTACGAGCGATGGAGGCACGACATGGCGCGGTTTGGTTTTAGCTCAAGCGGTGGCTTAATATGACTGTACGTTCTATCACACAAGCAGCGGCTGGTTTTAAGCCTAAAGTTGTTGATTTGGCAACGGCTGAATTTAATGTTTCGCCAATAAATTATGTTGATGTGTCCCCAGTATATGCACATATGACATCAGGAACTTTTAGTTCTGATGGAACAAAAATGTATATTGTCAGCACAATCACGGATATTATTTATGAATATGACCTATCTACGGCGTGGGATTTAAGCACAGTAACGCATAATCAAAATAGCTCATCCATAACTGCTCAAGGCACATTTCCCAATGCGTTGTTTTTTAAATCTGACGGAACAAAGATGTATGTTCCCGAAAATGCCAACGACAACGTAAACGAATATAACCTATCAACGGCATGGGATATCAGCACTCTAACTTATTCTCAGAGTTTTTCTATTGCGACAGAAGCGCCAGGCCCTACAGGTGTTTGGTTTAAACCTGACGGGACAATAATGTATGTTGTCTGTTTCACTAATGACGCGGTTTTTCAGTACACATTGTCTACTGCTTGGGATGTTAGTACAGCTTCTTATGCGTCAAAAACAAAGTCTGTTGCAACTGAAGATTCCATACCAACTGGTATATTTTTAAAACCAGATGGGACAAAAATGTGGATTTCAGGCAATACTAACGACCGTGTTTACGAATACAGCTTATCTACGGCATGGGATGTAAGCACGGCTTCTTACTCAACATCGTATCTTGCTAATTTTGACGGCCTAGAAACATCTTTAGTTAATGTTTATTTTAAGAGTGATGGCACCGGAATGTTCACCTTTGGTGGTGGCAACAGAAAAGTATACAAACATGATTTATCTACGGCATGGGATTTAAGTACAGCAACTTTTAACTACCCATCCACAAATTACTTCCGCACCGCCACCCAAGACAACTCACCGCAAGCATTGTTTTTCAAACCTGACGGCACGATTATGTATCAGGTTGGGGCGCAAAACGACAAAGTATCTCAATATAGCCTGTCAACAGCATGGGACATTACGACTGCATCATATTCTCAAGCCTTTTCTGTTCTTACTCAAACAGGTTTACCAAGGGGGTTATTTTTTAAACCTGACGGGACAAAGATGTATGTTTCTGAAAGCATAACTGATACTGTTCTTGAGTATGATTTGAGTACAGCATGGGATGTAAGTACAGCAAGTTACTCTCAAAATTTTAGCGTTGTAACTCAAGAAAACAATCCTATAGGTTTGTGGTTTAAAGATGATGGGGCAAAGATGTTTGTCGTAGGGACTGGAAGCGATGCAGTCCAAGAATACAACCTATCTACAGCATGGGATATAAGTACCGCCAGTCACTCGCAGGGATTTAGCGTTGCAACAGAAGAGACATCTCCTCTAGGATTGTCTTTTACAGAAGACGGGAGGCAAATGCTTATTGTAGGCACCACCAACAGAGCGTTATTTGCATACGACCTATCTACAGCTTGGGACGTAAGCACAGCTAGTTATTCATCAACTTTTAATCTTCCCGTTTTGCTTTACCTAAGCCCATATTCTTGTTTTGTGAACTCCGACAAAAGCAAAATTTATATTTCTAACCAGACTAGCCCGGACGATGGTGTCTATGCTCTTGATTTGTGAGGTAAAAAATGTACGCAAAAATTACAAACGGCGTGGTCAGTCAATACCCATACACGATTGGTCAATTTCGCCGCGACAATCCAAACACTTCTTTCCCAAAAGATGTGCCAATTGAAACACTCAATGCTTTTGGTGTGGTTGAAGTAACCGCCACGCCAAAGCCTGCAATTGACAACAAGACCCATACGCAAACGCGCTCTGTTGATTTGGTTGATGGTTCGTGGGTTGAGACATGGGCGTCCCAGCAAAGACCAGAAGAAGACGCTGGCAAGAATGTGCGCGGTGAACGCAACCGCTTGCTCGCCCAATCAGATTGGACGCAGGGCAAAGACATTCCCGAGGCAACGTCTACGGCTTGGGCGGCATACCGTCAAGCGCTGCGTGATATCCCGACGCAAGCTGGCTTCCCCTATAACCTAACTTGGCCCCAAGAGCCATGATTTTAGGAAAAAATAAAAATGGAACGAAACGTAGCGTCTGCACATACACGCATTGATGCCCTGGAAAAAGAAGTCGTGGCTATTAAGACCGAAGTACGCATCCAGTTCAAGGATTTGTTTGGTCGCGTCAAGCGGCTAGAGACAATCCTGATTGGCGCTACGGGCACGATCCTGGTCTTGCTGTTTAGCATCCTGGTGAAGATGGGCTAACTGAATGGACCCGGTCAGCATCTTTATGGCTGCCACGGCAGCCTTTAACACGGTAAAGAAACTGGTCGAAGCGGGTCGCGAAGTCGAGGATGTTCTCGGTCAAATCGGGACCTGGATGGGCAAGGTCTCCGAGCTCAACGCAATTGACAACAAAAAGCCTGGCTTGTTCCAACGCATTGGTGGCGGCAAGTCAATCGAACAAGAGGCGATGGAACAGCTGCAACGCAGAGAGGCTGTTCGTAAACAACATCTTGAGCTAATGAGTATGGTCCGGCTGCGGTACGGTCCAGCCGCATACGACGATTTGCTCCAGATGCAGCGCCAGATCAAGCTCAAGCGTGAGCGCGAAATTATCCACCAGCAGCAACGACGCCGGGACCTGGTTGGATATATCCTGGCGGCAATTGTTTTGGCTTTGGCGATCTGGGCTTTGTGGGGGATGATCGCGACAGCTATTGATTGGAAACTAAACGGGATTAAATAATGGCTAGTTCCGACAAGTACAGCAACAATCCGCTCGCGCTGCGCGCTTGGCAGGATGGGTACGAGGAGGGACTAGCACAAGCCAACATCACCGCGCGCGTTACCTTATGGTCGATCGTTGTCATCTTTGCGATTCTTAGCCTAGCGATTACCGCTGGCTGCTCTGACCGCTACCGCTACCCTTGCCAGGACCCGGCAAACCACAGCACGAAAGAATGTAAAAGCCCCGTATGCGAGGCTGATGAGACTTGCTCAAACTATTTGGTGGAGGTAACAGATGAAACCAAACCTCGATGATTGGCTGCGCTTTATTGTCGGGCTTGCGATGGCGCTCACGCTTATTGGTATCGTCGGCGTCTCTCTCTGGTCTGTCGTATTTGTCACGCAGCCGATGCTCGGTCAGGCTCCGAATGATGCCGAATTTTTTAAACTGGTTAATCCAATCGCCACGTTTGTCGTCGGTGCGCTTAGCGGCGTGATGGCTGGCTCGCGTCGCGATAAGAAAGAGGAGACTGAATAATGCTGCCACTTGCCGGATTGCTGGACATTGGGTCCAAGCTGGTCGATAAACTAATCCCCGACCCTGAAGCCAAAGCCAAAGCCCAGGCTGAGCTAATTAAGATGCAGCAGGATGGTGAGCTCGCCAAGATGGCGAACGATACCAAGCTGTACGAAACCGAGCAGAACAATCTAACCGCCAGGCTGCAAGCTGACATGAACAGCGACAGCTGGCTGTCTAAGAACATCCGACCCATGACCCTGGTGGCAATCCTGGTCGGCTACTTTACGTTCGCCATGATGAGCGCGTTCGGCATGGATGCCAACCAGGCATACGTCGAGCTGCTTGGACAATGGGGGATGTTGATTATGTCGTTTTATTTTGGCGGCAGGACCCTGGAAAAGATCCTGGACATGAAAAACAAGAAATGAGGAAGCGATGACCTGGTTGCCGGTGGCGTTTGTGTGTTTCTTTGGGAACAAATGTGCTTTTTTTCAAGGCAACATTTCAATTTCAATTGAGCAATGCCAGGTCCAAAATGAATTTGCCAAGGCGTTTCTAGAAAAAGATAAAAAGGTCGAGGCTTTCCAGGTAGATTGCCTTGTTGTTGAACTTAAAAATACGGATTCGTTATGAAATTGTCAGCCCATTTTTCTCTTGAGGAGCTCACAAAAAGTGAGACCGCGCTGCGCTTTGACCTGGATAACACACCCAACGACGAGCAGCTGTCAAACCTGGTGGCGCTTTGCGAAAGTGTGTTGCAGCCGATCCGCGATCATTTCGGCAAGCCAGTTAAAGTTAACAGCGGCTTTCGCGACAAGGTGGTTAACGCAAAAGTGGGCGGGAGCTCTAAGTCAGATCATTGCAAAGGAATGGCTGCGGACATCGAGATCCCGTCCGTCCCAAACGCTGAGCTCGCGCAATTCATTGTCGATTCGGGGATGGCGTTTAGGCAGTGCATATTGGAGTTTTACACCCCAGGCATACCCGATTCGGGCTGGGTCCATGTGAGCTACGACATCGCGGACAACAAGCGCCAGGTGTTGACCGCGACAAAGCAGAACGGGCGCACGGTTTACTTGCCAGGACTAGTCCCCTAACTACTTTCCCCGCAGAACCGGAGCCCACTTAGTGCGCGGTTCGTTGGCGTGTTTAACGTAAAAGTGAATCAGGTAGTTGATCACCTGGGTGTAAGTCATCTCCACCCCCGTCTGCTCGGCAATGAACCCCCTGATCTCATCAATGCTTTTGCTGATCGGGATGGTTATCCGTTTTTCTTTCATCACGTTTCTTTTCCTTTTTCTTGTAACCAGGGACAACCACCTCCCTGGTGCTGAACCGATGCTCCAGGTTAAAGCAAAGATAGCGGCGATACTTGCTGCCATCTTTTCTTACTCGCGTTTCCTTTACATCGGCGGGCTTGTTGCACACCGGGCACTTCACGCTATGACCCTGAACGATTCGGCAATCTCCAGCTCTTGCAGCTTAGGGTTGCGGTTGTACTCTGCAAGCGTCGCGACCAGGTAGCCTTGCTCATTGATCAGCAGCAAGCTATCACGCCCGTCGTGCTGCCAATGATCGGCTGTCTTAATCGCAGCAATCAGCTCGGTGTCTGAAGTGCCGAATTGCATCAGTTGAATCATAGAATCGTCATCCCGTTTTTGAATCCTTTGGCTCGCTGAATCCAGCCACGGCGCTCGATCGATTGCAAATGCTTGGCGACCGTCGCCTGGGCGATACCAAACTGCTGCGAGATATCCCGCTGCGTCGGCGTCACCCCGGTGTTTTCTTTGATCTTCACAATGTAGTCCATAATGTCGCGCTGCTTTTGGGTCAGGCTGAATTTCTCACGATTAACTGACATCTTTTGCTCCCGCGCCGAGCTGGCGCAAATATAGTTTGTACAAACCCAGGACTTCTTTCGACGCATTGCTGTCGAGCCGATCGATGCGTTCCTGGTTAACCTCGCGCAGCTCGCGCAGCAGCGTCATCTTCTGTCGGCTGCTGAAGATCGTCCCGTCACTTGACTTCTCCAGGTCAACGTACTTGCGCATTAGCTTTACGAACCCGTCGGTATATTCTTTGGCTGTCACCATCTGAGCGCCGATCGGTTTGCCCTGGTGGTTCAGCAGCTGCCAGCCAGTAGCAACTGGCTCGGGCTCGGGCTCCGGCTGCGGCTCAGGTTCTGGCTCCGGCTGCGGCGGCAGCTCATCGAACGACGGCGGGTCCTCATCGACGGGCTCGACATACACGGCGTCCTCCACCTCCGGCTGCGGGGCTGGCTGCTCAAATCGCTCTGTATGCTTTGCAACAACCCGGTCCAAGGGGTTGGCCTTGGGCGTTACATCTTTGGGCTCTGAGGGCATATCCTGGGCTTCCTCGGCGGTGATTACGCCCTTTAAAGCATCAGGGAAAGCGTCGCGCAGCGCGAACCCGCGAGCTCGCATCATCAGCATCCGGTCCGGGTACTGCTGCCAGGGTCCTGGCTTACCCCACAAGCGCGCCATCTTGGCATCGCGCACGCTGAATGTGCGCACGGTCTCCTCGATGTCGTCGCCGTAGCGTCGCTTAACCAGGCACGTTGCTGTCTTGCTGTCGCCCTCACCGCTCACGGTCTCGCTCACGCCAGCGCAGCGCGGATCATTCTTGACCAGGGCGAGCGCAGCGTCACCATAGACCGACGGCTTGCCGTTGATCACCGCAATGTTTTGCAGCGCCTGGAGCGGTTGCAGCCCGAGCTCATACCCCCATTGGATCGCGACCAGGACGTCTTGAGGCTTGCCCTGGTATTGCTTAGGGACCATCTGGCTATGGCTGATCATCTTACTGAAGTCCATCGCCTCCGCCATTGTCTGCGGGGCTAGTGTAGGCAGCTTGTTCATTTGACTTCCTTTACGCTGATTGATTTTTGTCTTACCGTGTTTTCCGGCTTGGCGGGCTCCAGCTCTGCCCGACAATGCGGGCATAGCACGGGCGGCTTAGCCTTGCTGGTGCGCCAGCCCCAGGTGACTTTATATGCGCCGCTGGGCGTGTACAGGTTGCCGATCTTGTAGTTGCCGATCGCTGCCATTAGGTTTTCGGTGGCTTGCTGCTTTTGCTCCTCGGCTGCCTTAATGGCTGCGCTCGCGTCCTGGTACGCCTCGACCGACGTTGCCAGGTCAGGGTCGAGCTCTGTCTCCTGGTCGGGGTCTGGCTTGTTGTATTTCCAGGCGAGCTCCTCGATGTTGGTGGGCTCAGGGTATGTATCCTGCGCCATGTGCATCTCAAAATCCTGGACGTAGTTGCTGATCAGACCCACGGTTTCCTGGTGGCGAGCAAAGATGTTGACCTCGATCTCGCGCCCGCCGTAACAGGTGAACAGGATTCCATATTGGGCGTCGTGGCACATCATCCCGGCTTGCAGCTGGATCGGTCCCCGGAACAGCTGCGGGTCGTCGGGCTTTTTGGGTGCCGTCGTAAACTTAGCCTCCAGGATTATCTTTCCTACCAGCTCGATCTCGCCGTCCTGGTTCATTACCGAGATCCCCTGGCTTTCGTCAGCGTAGATCTTCATGGGCTTGTCCAGCTCGATGATGCCGTCGTCGGAATAGTACAGCTCCATGTCCGGGTGCTTTTTGGCAGCCAGCGCGCCGTCCTGGGAGTAATGAAAGATCTGGGCGGGATCGATGCCCAGCTTGCGCAGCCCTCGGTCTAAAATCACGGGCTCGATGGCGCTGCCGATGTCTGCCGGGAGACTGTCGAGCTCCTCGCGGGGCTCGCCGCGCACAGCTGCACGCGCTCGGTCCAGGACCTCAAAAGGCGTTTGGTAGGGGCTGAACCCCATATAAGCTGGCAGCACGCTGCCGCTCAGGTGATTGTCGGGTGATAACTTAGCCATTTATGAGCTCCATTCCTTTGTTGGTGATTGTCCAGACGATCTCTCTGCGCTTGCGGCTGTTGACCAGGCGCTCGCCGCTATCCTTTACTAGCCCCATGCGCTGCAACTCGGTCAGCCTAGGCTTCACGCTATACAGCCACTCGTCTATAATTGCTGCCAGCTGTTCCCCGGTTGCTCCCTGGGTGCAGTTTGCCAGTGCCTCTAGGACTTTTCTCCTGAGTCCTGAAACCCGAGAGGCTATTTGCACCGCCGCTGCGCGCTCGGTATCGGGTCCGTCGCGGTGGTGCATCTTTTTGATGTCTACATCTTCAATTCCCATTGTGCTCTCCTTCAAAAAAAGCCCGCAGCCGTTGCAGCAGTGTGGGCTTACGTTGTAGCAGCACGCGCTGCCAAAAAATGTTATTGCCGTTCATTGGGTTTTTTGTGGGCGGGACGTAGTGGCAACCGATCACGACCTTGCCCGTGTTATAGCCCGGCATCATTTCACCAGGATGTCAAAATACTCAAGCATGGCGACCAACAGGCTGCCGAATAGCAGAGCATAAAAGATAAAAGCGGCTAACTGTCTCATGGTTTACTCCAGGTTAGGCTGCCAGGGCAGCGCGGTCTAAGATATTCTTCACTTGCTGCGGTCTCCAAGCGGGACCGTTGGCTGCGTCGGGCAGCACGGGCTGGTTGTTTTTATCGATGCGCAGCGGAACCCTCCACTCGTTGAGCTCGTTCGCCAGGTCGCGCAGCGTGGTGTGACCGTAGGCTTGCAGCTTTTCGATAAAGGGCAGGACACGCAGGGCGTTGTCGGCTGCTTTGGCTGCCAGGGCAGCGCCACCAGCTGCCGCGCCAACTTGAGGGCAAGGGCTGCCCAGCTGCTTGGTCTTGCGTACCTGGGCGAGACCCTCGCGGGTCCGGCGGCTGATACGACGGCTCTCAAACTCGGCGATCGACGCGAGCAGCTGGATGGTTAAGCGGCTAACGTCGGGGTCATCCATGTTGGGCATATCCAGGGCGACAAACTTAACCTGGCTGTCCATCAGGTTAGCGATGAAGCTCAGGTTACGGGCGAGACGGTCCAGCTTGGCGACGACCAGGACCGCTCCGGCTTTGCGGCATTGGTCGATGGCAGCCAGCAGCTGCGGGCGGTAGTTCTTGCGACCGCTTTCGATCTCGACAAACTCAGCCAGGATCTCGCAGCCCCTGGCGCAGCACCAGTTCTGGACCGCCTCACGCTGCGCGCCGAGACCGTTGCCAGCCTCGCCCTGGCGCTGGGTTGAGACCCGGAAATAGACAATGGCTTTCATAACTGAACCCTCCTATTGAGACTTGCCAGGTAGGTGGCAATCTCGATAACGTCGTATGCTGCGCGGTTGATCCTGGCGACGTTGCGCTGGTCGAACAGCTCGCACACAGCTTGCCCGGTAGCTTTGCTGACAACGACCCAGCTCATAACCGCACCTCCCGGCTACCCTCGCCAGCCATGCAGCGGTCGGCGTAGGCAATGGCAGCTGCCTGATCGTTAAACCAGACGTAGCCGTAATATTCGTTGTCGTCGGTATCGAGCAGCCGCACGACGTAATGCTGAGCCATGCGGGCGACGATGGCGGCAACGCCATCCTCCGCACAGGCTGTTTGATAGATGATGTTGCTCACGTTGTCCTCCTTACATGATCCGCATGATTTGACCGCTTTTAGCAGCCGCTACCCAGGCATCGCCGCCACCGTTCTGGACCTGGGCTGCCAGGCTCTGCTCGACGGGGATCTGGATCGCTCCGCTGCTGACGTACTGGTTGTAGACCGCCTGGGCTTTAGCCTGAGCCATCGGCAAACCCTGGGCTTGCTGCTGCTCAACAGCTTTGGCGGTGCAGCGCACCCGGTTGGTGATCAGGGTCTCGCTGTAATCCTGGAACATCATGGTGGCAGATAGACCGTCGGGCTGGACTTGCCAGACCCTGGCGGTAGTCACCAATCTGCCGCCGTAACGCTTGCAGGTCAGGACCTCGATGTAAACGCCTTCACTCAGCATGATGCGCTGCCGAGCTACTAGATCGCCGTAAATGTTACGACGGGCGGCTCCGCTGCCGATGGTTTCAAATACTTGTGTCATTTGGTTTCTCCTTTGATTGCCAGTTGATAGTCTCTACGTCTCTAATGTAATCGCTTTTGATAGCCTTGCATAGTTACTGTTGCGATATCGCAACTTGTGCCAGGTGCATGGCGCGCTGCCAGGCGATGCCGAACTGCGCTGCCTTGTAAATAACCGTGCCGTCGGGGTTGGTGATGTAGTACAGGTTTTTGCCAGCGTGCCAGACCTGGAAGCCCCCGGCTGAGCCTTTTAATTTCAAATCGCGTAGGTCCATGATGGGCTCCTTAATTTTCAACACGGTCAAAGATTGGCAGCATCCCAAAGGGTCCGCCACCAGCCTCTCGCACAAACTCACAAAAGCGAGAATCTGAAGTTCCAGCATAGTTGCCGCCCATCATTGGCGAGGCTTGCAGCAGGTCAGCGGGCACTATGTGGGGATACGGTCTGCCACATGGCTGGGTATCTACCACGACGGCAGCAGGGCACTCATCGCTCGGCTGGAACGGTCCTGGTACGTTGGTCAAACAAAACCCGTCAACGT